ATGAAAGTAGCAATTTTTACGGATTCCCATTTTGGCGCCCGGAAAGGTTCCAAATACCTTCACGACCATTTTGAGTTGTTCTACAAGAATGTATTTTTCCCTGCTCTGAAAGAACACGGAGTAGAGGCAGTCATTCATATGGGTGATGCTTTTGATAGTCGCAAATCAATTGACTATCAAAGTCTTGAATGGGCAAAGAGAGTTGTATTTGAACCTATGAAAAACTATGAGGTTCATATGATTATTGGTAATCACGATTGTTATTACAAGAATACCAATAGTGTTAATTCTCCTAGTTTACTTCTTCAAACGTATCCAAATATCAAGACTTATAGTTCTCCACAAACGATTAATGTTGGTGGATTGAATATTATGATGATTCCTTGGATTTGTAGTGAAAACTATGAAGAAACCTTGAATCAAATTCAAAAGACCAAAGCAAAGGTTGCTATGGGTCATTTAGAACTTCAAGGTTTTCGTGTTAATCGTAATCTTGTAATGGAGGACCATGGATTGGATGCGGATATTTTTTCAAAGTTCAAAAAGGTATTTTCTGGTCATTACCACACTCGTTCTGATAATGGACGCATTTTCTATCTTGGTAATCCTTATGAAATGTACTGGACAGATGTAAATGATACAAGAGGATTTCATATCTTTGATACGGAAACTCTTACTCATACTCCAATCAACAATCCTTATAAATTATTCTATAATATCTACTATGAGGATACGCCTTATCAATTGTTTGATACAACCGAATACGAAAACAAAATTGTAAAGGTGATTGTCCGTAAAAAATCAAAACCCAAAGATTTTGAGAAATTTATTGATAAACTTTATAATGCGAATATTCAAGAACTCAAAATTATTGAGAACTTTGAAATTCAAGAAAGTGAAGATTTCCAAATTGACGAAGAAGAGAATACACTTTCAATTCTAAGTCGTTATATTGATGAATCAGAATTTGAGTTTGATAAGACAATTATTAAAGGCATTTTTCAAGACCTCTACCAACAAGCTTGCGAAGTAGAATAATGTTTCTTCTCACTCTTAAAGACAGAAAGGACGACGGAGCATACGCAGTTCAAGACCAATACGGTCATAAAGTCTTATTTCTTTTTGAGGACGAAGATGACGCAACCCGTTATGCCTTAATGCTAGAAGACCAAGAAGACCACGAAATGGATGTAGTGGAAGTTGATGATGAGCTTGCTATAAAGACCTGTAAGATGTATAATTATAAGTATGCCGTGATTACTCCTGACGATATTGTAATTCCTCCTAAGAATGTTAGTATTTCACAAGATTAAATGGAAAAACTTTCTTTCAACTGGAAACAGTTGGACTGAAATTGATTTTGAAAAACACCATACAAATCTCATTATTGGAACAAATGGAGCAGGAAAATCAACTGTTCTGGACGCACTTACGTTTGTTCTTTTCAACAAACCGTTTAGGCGTATTAATAAACCGCAACTACTTAATAGTGTAAATGAAAAGGATTGTGTAGTTGAAATTGAGTTCTCTGTGAATAGCAGAGACTATCTTGTTCGTCGTGGAATTAAACCCAATATTTTTGATATTGAAGTGAATGGTGTTCCTCTTCATAAGGAAGCAGACGACAGAGCAAATCAAAAAATTCTAGAAGAAAATATTCTAAAAGTTAATTATAAGTCTTTTACTCAAATTGTGATTTTGGGTAGCAGCACCTTTGTGCCTTTTATGCAACTCACAACAGCACATCGTCGTGAGGTGATTGAAGACCTTTTAGATATTCGTATCTTTTCTGCAATGAACACTCTTATCAAGGACAGGATTAGAGTTCAAAAAGAACAAATCAAGTCTCTGGATGTCCGTAAGGAAAACCTGAAAGACAAAATCAAGATGCAGCAAGAGTTCATTGAGGAACTTGAGAACCGTGGAAACGCCAACATAAACGCCAACCAACAAAAGATTACCAATTTGGATGCTGAAGTTGGTGTTTATATGACGGAGAACGCCAAGATTGAAGAACAGATTTTTGGATACACCAAAGAACAGGATGAGGTACTTGGTGCTGGTGATAAGTTAGTAAAGCTTAACAATCTTAAAGGTAAAATCTCTCAGAAGGTATCAGCGATTACCAAAGAGCATAAGTTCTTCACAGAAAATACGGTCTGCCCTACCTGTACTCAGACTATAGAAGAAGAGTTTAGGTTAAATAGAATTACGGACGCTCAAAATAAGGCAAAGGAACTCCAGAAAGGTTTTCAAGAACTTGAAGACACTATAAAGTTCGAACAAGAGAGAGAGCGTCAATTCACAGTTCTATCTAAGGAGATTACGAAACTCAACCATGAGATTTCTCAAAACAATACTCGGATTTCCCTCAACCAGAGACAAATTCGAGATCTTGAATCTGAAGTTCAAACTCTTACCGAACAACTTAAAAACAGAAATTCTGAACATGAGAAGTTAGAAGAATTTAGAAACAATCTCCAAAAAACATTCGAAGACCTTTCAACCAAAAAAGAAGAAATCGTTTATTACGATTTTGCCTACTCCTTACTCAAGGACGATGGTGTAAAAACGAAGATAATTAAAAAGTATCTTCCGTTCATAAATCAGCAGGTGAATCGCTACCTACAGATGATGGACTTTTATATTAATTTTCAACTGGATGAAGAGTTTAATGAGAGTATAAAATCTCCCATTCACGAAAACTTCTCTTATGCCTCTTTTTCTGAGGGTGAAAAAATGAGAGTAGATTTATCCCTACTCTTTACTTGGAGAGAAGTTGCGAAAGTTAAAAACTCCGTCAATACTAATCTGCTGATTATGGATGAGGTCTTTGATAGTTCGCTTGATGGATTTGGAACTGATGAATTCTTAAAGATTATCAAATATGTGATTAAAGATGCTAATATCTTTGTAATCTCTCATAAGACTGACTTACATGACAAATTTGAAAGTGTCACAAGGTTCGAAAAAGTCAAGGGTTTCTCCCGTATGATATCTCAAGAAACATTAGGAAAATGACCACTCCCAACTGGATTCACCACTCTAAGAAGGAGCAGAAGCGGAAACTGAAACCGCAAGCACTCCGACAAGCGAAGGCACGTCGCCAAGCACTCAAGAAGCGCCTCTCAGGGGGCGCTTCTTCATTTAGTGCGCTATATATGGTATAGTAGCGAAGGATACATATGCTTACTATCAGAACTCTGGGGGATAAAGTCCTGACTCAAAAAGCAAAAAGAGTTTCTCGTGTGGATGATACGATAAGAACCCTTTGTGCTTCTATGGTGGATACGATGCTTGGAAACAACGGTGTCGGTCTTGCCGCAAATCAAGTAGGAGTCTTGAAAAGAATTATTGTAGTGTTAGTTGATGATAAACCTGTAATTATGATAAACCCAGAGATTTTGAATTTTTCGGAGCAAAGTTGTGAAATGGAAGAAGGATGTTTGAGTATTCCTAACGAATACCTACAAATCACAAGACCTGAAACCGTTAAAGTTAAGTATCGTAATACCAAAGGAATGCCTTGTATTAATAGTTATTCTGGTCTTACTTCAAGAGTGATTCAACACGAAGTAGATCATCTTGATGGAATTACGATGAATACTAAATAAAAGATAGGAAAGTATTTACAAAAAAATGAGAGATCAAGAAGTTTTAGATTTATACGAAGCCTATGCTTCCATTTATGCTTCCCAAGAAGAAGTTGTTGAAGAAGTAGAAGAACTTGATGAGGCAGGACTTCCATACGGTCCAGTAGGAAAAGGATTTAAAAAACTTCCTGCTGGAAAAAAGCGAGCAGCAATGATGAAGAGAGCGGATGATTTGAGAACACAAGCTATGAAAGATGATGGTGATGGTGGTGAAGGGTCTCCCAGAGGAAAAATGGGTAAGATTAATTCTGCTCTAACTAATCCAAGATTACGTGAAGGAGTAGACCTCTTCGACACTATCCTTGAACACCTAGTTGCCGAAGGATATGCCGATACAAATGAGGCAGCACTTGTAATTATGGCGAATATGAGTGAAGAGTGGAGACAAAGTATTGTTGAGGCATATGGTTCTTTCGGTGCTAATATGGCTGG